TCTGTTGTTTTTGTAAGCCACAAAAGCGTCCATCATAGCCGCAACAGCGTCGATTTTCTCACTGTAACGCTTTTTCCATAGCTTACGGTTGCCGTTGGTATCTTCCAAAGTGATACAGTTCCCCATGGCAAACGTCATGAGTTCCTCATCAAACAAAAGCATCCGCTCCCCTGCCAGCTTCTTGAGCTCGCCAAGAGGAACGGATTCCGTTCTCGCACCCTGTATAACTTTTTCGATTCCAAACGGGCCATTTTCGCTGGCCCAGCGTTCGACGAATTCTTTTGCATTGTACGGGTCGTAGCCAAAAGCCGTAACGTCGTATTGGCATCGGGCAATATGATTGTCAAGGTCCTCATATACCTGCATCATATCAAGAACCGCGCCTTCCATAACGATCAGGCTGCCTTCATTCATAAATTTCTCGTACAGCACTCGTGTGGCCGCAGGTAATTTCATGAGTGTCAACGATGTTATGTAGTTCCGCGTCTTGATACCGAAACATCCGTTTGAAAGTGGGAAGATGAAAGTAAATGCACAGAAGTCGTCACCCTGGCTAAGGTCTGCGCCAAGAGCACACTGCATCTTCCAATATTCACGGTGTGGATGGCACAACGTTTCCTCATAAGTGAAGAAGTAGGTGTAGCCTTCCATAGGCAGACCAAAACGTTTTGCAAGAATATCATTGCGTGCAGACGGGTTCTGTTCGGCGCGCTCGACATCCAGCTGATACGTTTCGTAACTAACGGTCTTTCCTAGATTAGGATTAGCCTTTAGCCACATATCAGGGTTTCCAACTTCATCTACGGAGTCAAGCTTGTACCACCAAATCGACACGTGCGGATTGAAATACTCACCCTTCAAGATTTTCATCAATTCCATTTTGATTGTATCGCCGCTGCCATTACGAACGGTACCCTCCGAACTCGTGGCTATGATGACATAATCGTTGTCACCCTTAGACCCTTGCTCTTTGGTTGCACCCTGTTCAATAGCACCGATGGGGTCTTCCCGAATATCGCCGGAAAGCCATTCATCCACCGAGGCACATGCAACACGAAGACCCTGAAGCTTATCGATAGTCATAGGACGAATCTCAAGAAGAGACCCGGTCGTGAAATTCTCGATACCTTTTTTGGTAGCAGCGAGCTTGACTCGATTCGCTTTGGAACCCGTCGTGTTTTGCAGGGACCCCTCGGTCAGGAACTTGAACACAGGGCCACGCGCTCGGGTGATAGCCGTTCGAAGCGGAGAAAGCACCTCATCTGCCTGACGCATAGTCGGAGCAGTAGTGATCTGTAATGTGGTAAGAGTCTTGACATTCAGGAAATAGTTTTGGATACAGGTATCATACAAAGATTTAGCAGCACCTCGTCCGACAATAAGATACTGTTTATTGATTAGCCGTTTCTTGATTTTTTTATTAACATAATGTCCGCCATGCCCATCGGGGTTAGGCTCGTACACACTTCTGTCAATAAAGTAGTACCAACCAAAAATCTCCTCGCCCCACAGCTTAAATGTATCAAGCATGTGAAAATCAGAACCGTCGGTGAGGGTCAGTTCACCTTCACAAGAAGCAATCCAGCCTTCAACCGGATTCGGGTCGTAGTATTTGGTCGGGTCGGCAATCAATTCGTCGATGCGGTTCATCTCCATTGCCACTTCACGGCAAACGGGGATTTCACCTCGAAGCACGGCCTCTCTGAACTGGCCGTAATACTTCGGAACGGCAGTATTAGAGAGTGCCATAATGTCTCCTTATTTTAATTTTTTCTCAACAATCGTCAAGCCGCCCCAAGTGTCAAGCACTTCTTGAGTAAGAATTTCTCCTGTCTTAATATATTTTTGTTTTTCAAGAGCAATTTTGTGAATGTCTGGTGAATTTCCAACCAATTCAGCAGTAATTTTTGAAGCACCATACTTTTTAGCAATTTTCTCGCCTTGTTTCATTGCTGCACTCATATAGCCGCGTCCGCGATATTTGTAATCGGTATTTGCCCAATTTATGTAAAATTCATCTGGATTCTTCAAATAAGCATCGAAATTTCCAACTTTCTTACCAGCATCATTCCGAATATCATATGCAAGAGTTTTATCTTGCTCTTTTGCAATCTCCGGGCTAATTTTTCTCAGAGCATTAGCAACAGCACCTAACTTTTTTCGCTGCATCGTAAGTTGTTCACCAGAAGAAGTTTTAAACGAATAAGATTCATCGCTATATCTCTTTCGGCCAGCAGCAGTCAAAGTGCCATCATCGTTCTGGTATCTGCGGACGCCCCATTTCATTCCAAGAATGCCATGGTGAGCTAAATAGTCTTCGCCAGAGTTTATACATTCATAGTTCCACATTTAGGTATCTCCTCTCAAAGAGGATAGTTGTATTTTTGTCAGGTTCTGGTATAATTAAGGTAGAATGGAGGCGTTACCATGAAAATGCCAGAACTCACACAAGACCAGGTTATGGAAATTTTAGATAAATGCTATAACGAGGCCGTAAATGGACTTGCTAAAAGCAAAAACTGCGTTGATCTTGCGTCTGAATATCTCAATCGGTATCCTAATACCGAAATTGCAGTAAAAACAATGATCAACAACCAGATTGCTATGTGCACGACCTCCGGTTTCCTTACAAGCCTTGGTGGTCTAATAACGCTCCCAGTTGCACTTCCTGCAAACCTCGTAAGCGTATGGTACATGCAAATAAGAATGATTGGGACAATTGCTGTAATGTATGGCTTTGACCCCTTAGACGATAGTGTCAGGACTCTTGTTTATCTATGCCTTACTGGCACCTCCATGTCAAAAATATGTCGAGATGCTGGAGTACAATTCGGCAATAAACTAACATTGAGCTTTGTAAAGAAAATTCCTGGCTCATTACTTACAAAAATTAACCAAAAAGTAGGATTTCGGTTTATAACCAGAGCAGGAACAACAGGCATAGTAAACTTGACTAAACTTGTTCCTCTCGTTGGAGGTGTGGTCGGTGGCGCTTTTGATTTTGCAGGGACAAGAGTTATCGCTAACAAAGCCATTAAAGTCTTCGGTTACGGCAAGCTTGATTAACCTTTCTTTAGTTCGCGAATCGCCAATGCAATAGACAATGCTGAACTTGTGATAGCAAGCGCTGCGCCGCCATAATCTAATATTTCATCAACCATAGCTTGACCCTTGTCAATTTTATCAGGCTCGTACGTGATGTTTCTATACTGCTGTTCCAAGTTTTTTCGATTGATTAGACGACGTAAATCATCATCCGTCATTTCCGAAAGATTTATTGTGCTTTTCCTCTTTCGTGTATTTTTTACAACTTGATTTAAGTTCTTCATCTGATTCGTCAGCTGTCGACCAGAATCAATTGCCTCTTTAGAACTTTGCAACTTGCTTTTCTTTTCCGGATGGTTCTTTTTATATTGGGCTTCAAGAGCATGGCGACGATTATCTCGAATCAACTCGTCATCGGTCATGTCCGAAATTTTCTTTTTCTTAGAGCTCTTTTTTACCGGAGCAGAAAGAGGATTTTTCCCATAAACAGGGGGATTGGGTGTCTTTTCAAGGGGATTCTTTCCGTAAACTTGCGAACGTCTCCGTCCTTCAGTAGTCAAAGTACCATCCTTATTCTGGTATCTACGAACGCCCCATTTCATACCCAAAATTCCGTGATGCGCTAAGTAATCATCGCCGGAACTTACAGGTTCATAAATCCACATTTTCATCACCTCACACGAATCTCTAGGGTTAAGTTCAGACCTTAGAGATTTTTATTTGTGTCTAGTCCGAATAATTTCTTTGGCTGATAATTCCGATTTCGGATGCTCTTTACGATATTTCTTCACATACTCCAGATTGGCTTTTTCGGTCAAAGCATCAATCGCCAATTTACTAGCGGAACCGACACCGATGGCAGCTGCACCGACGGGGGCATAAGCTTTAACCAAATCTTCGGCGTACTTTTTATAGATTTCAGCTTTTAGTTGCTTCTCTATTTGCTGCTTGCCCATAGAAGAAATCGAATCAACGGCGGTTTTGGCAGAACCATTAAAGACAATTATCGGGTTTCTTGTGTTGTAGCCAGAATATTTGGAGTCGTTAATATCTTTAATTGCATCATACCCGGCTTTCTTTAGAGCATCATAGAATTTGCTGCTTACGCTTTGCCCTCTTGGGGTATGATCTACCAAAGCAATATTCACCGCTTCGTAAACGTGATTGTCAATTTTGCCAGCATTGAGACTTTTAAGGGCTTTATCAAATACTTTCTTTTGATTTGGAGATAGCGATGCCTGACTTAACCCCTTCAGTGACTGCCGAACCCCGTCTGCAAATTGAGAATCTTTTTGCATAGTTCGTCTGAGAACGTTTACAGCATTCTTAGGAGAAGCAAGCCTTAAGTCATCGCCAAGTTTGATGTTGGTTTTGTAGACACCCGATGAAAACCCGTAGTTGACACTCTTTTGCAATTGACTACCATAGAAACCAAGATAGCGATTATTGTCATGTTTCCCGAAAGAAGCATAAAAAGCATCCGATACGCCTCGGTTAGCGTTATTGGACATATTTTGAAGAACAGTTCCTGATTTTATCAAACGGTCGACGGTATTATCGTAGTGCTTATAACCAACATACGCGGCCGCTGCAACCACAGTCATACCTGCAACTATGGCTATGGTTTTCTCAGTTCTGATTCGCTTATATGCAGCAAGTTCAGCTTCTTCTTTGGTCAACCCCTTGTCGCGGTAAGATTCCTCTAACTTGATTTGACGTTTACCCTTCTTTTTCTGATTTTGTAAAGACACTCTATCTTTCGCATCGTTTAAATCAGTTTTAGCATTAGCTAAACGCTTAACCGATTTATTCAACCGATCTGTGGCTTTCCGATTATACAGAAGTCCTGCTGCTGTCTTTTTCATATAGTAGTCTTTCGACTGCTCATATTCTTTTCTGGCGGCATTCAATTCAGAAAATTCAGTTTCAGCATTTCCGTATCTTTTCTTTCCGACAGCCGTAAGGGTTCCATCGTCATTCTGGTATCGACGAATGCCCCATTTCATACCCAAAATTCCGTGATGGGATAAGTAATCTTGTCCGGAATTTACAGTGACGTAATCCCACATAAATTACACCTCCATTTCAGCAGTAACGTTCAAGCGCCACTCGATTTCCGAAATAAGGCTTTCTGTGGACTGAATGGCCGCACTACTGGACGGCGGGTCGAATAGCAGTTTGACTTTCAGATAGACGTAATCCTTGACGTCGTCCAGTCTGGTATCCTCGCCCACAAAGTCTTGCCAGGTAGCAGAATCATCGCGGATGCGGAAGCCCTTGTCCGGACCGACCCCGAGCTGGCACAGAATCGCCAGAGCTGTGTTGATATGGATGATTACATCGGTATCAAAAGCGGTATAGTCGGCATCCATGCCGAGCAGTTTCTTGATAGATGTCAGTATACTGTCCATAAGTCCTCCTTATCGCCAGGGGCAAGTATCGTTAGGCTTGCGGACTGTAGGACCTTGCTCTAGTTGGTCGGCATCCCCGTAGTGAATAGCCATATGGGTGGAATGAACAGTGGTAATCACGTATTCAGGGTTCATAAGGATGTCCGTTTGATTCAGTATGTCGTCCTTGGCAATTGGATTGAGATGATGGATAACGGCTTTCGGTGCTATGTATCTACCATCTTTCCAATACCCATTTATCTCATAACCCTCAACGCCAAGGTCACATCCCTTATCGCGAACAATGATTCTGTCCCGGAATCGGCGCCACTCGTATGAGTTGTAAAATATCTGATTCAGATACCTGTCAAACCCAAACGTATCAGCTCCCACCTCACCCTCAAGTTTCAGATACTCAAACCGCTCAAGGTATGTAGAATATCTGCAAAGTTCAGTGTATGTCCTAAGCATCGTCGCAGTCCTGCCCGCTGTATCTTCGCATAGCGTCCAAAGCTTCTTTGTAAAGTTCCTCGACATGGGCCTGAGACTTCAAACTTTCAGTCTTGGCCTGCAACAATTCGATTTGTTTACTCAAAGCTTCTTTCTCCATACGTGCTTTTGTTGTACCCAGCTTCAAGAAGTGGGTTGTTTCCTGTGAAGACGCAGTACCCTCGCGTATTCGCTGCTCCACAAGGTCCATAGTCAACGAAATCATCTGGTTTTCACGGGCCTCTGGCGTAAGTGCCGGGCGTACAGTCCCTTTCTTACCAGTTTTCATTGGGTCTTTAGCTCTTTTCAATCCTTTTCGGCTCCTTTCGCTATGAATTCTCCGGCTTTTTGCAGGGGTCTGTAGGCCGAAGCCGGACCCTGAAAGGAGA